TGCTCATCTTCCTTATCTCCTTTCTTCAGAGTATCAACTCCAAAGGTTGCCGCAGCAGCAGTAAATACTGTAGCAATAAATGTTGGGTCCATCTTTGAAAGAAGTCCAGCATATGATGCTGTGAGTAAGGCAGCACTCCAACTCAGTACAGTAATTCTAACAATAGTGCTCATACATCTTTCCTTTTTTTGTGGTGTACTGCTCATTGTCTTATGAGTGAAGTTTCTTTTGTATTTAGTTAAAGATATATTTTATTCCGGTATAAAACCTACCATTATTAAAATCATCAGCGGAACTAATATACTCTGCAAAAGTTTTCACATCTCGACCCCCATATTCTCCACCAAGTATAACAATTGGATTATTCATTTTTGTTCTGTCATTATCCATTTCAGGAGAATGTAATGATATTCCGGTGTATAAATTTGTATTTTTTTCAACAGGAAATAAAAGTTTCACTCCAAGATGATTAAATCCTAAACCATCATCTTTTTCCGGAATACTACTTTGATGCTCCAGAAAAAGTCTAACATTTTTATTCACATCATGCTGAATACCAAATACTCCTATTGGTTCTTTCAGATTAATTTGTCTGTTGGAATTTTTTTCACTTGACTTCCACATTGGGTTACCAAAATTTGGATTAGCGGTAACTCCAATATAAGTTTTTATTGGTGTAGCAACTCCAATAAAAATAGTAGATAAAACTAAAATGACAGCATTTGTAGTGATTCCGATTTCCATAGATTAAAACCTAAATTTAACTTTACCAGCAATCGAATTAGTAGTTAGATCATCACTTACACCATGAGAACCTTCAATAAACAATACTTCTTTGTAATCTAATGCTGCGGTAATCCCATAAGAATTATCAGTACCATAAGCACCATCAACACTGACACCAAAAACATCGTGTTTCTTGCCACCAAATCTAGTTTCCAGTTTGAGGCCTGCTTCTCCAACATGAGTTGTCTTATTAAATGCACCAACACTTCTGGCAGATTCTGGTGAACCTGTTTCGGTATATGCATTTCTACTTATATTAGAAACAGTATAACCTAAGAATGGTTTAAACCATCCAGAGTTATTTACATACAATCTATTATGAACCCACCATTGTTGACCTTCCACTTTACCCCAGTTTCCAAAAGAATACTCAAGTGTTCTAGAATAATCATACTTGTCTTGTGATGCACCAGCATTGGTAACTAATGCAATATCTCTACCGTGGAAACTATTGAACAAACCAACATGCTGTCTCTTAAGATGTGAGACACTATCTACACCTTTCATTTCAGTATAGATGTCATTATAATGTGATCCAGCAGTCCATCCTTTTGTTAAATCATATTCAAACCCACCACCAAGTATTCTTGATGATGCCTTATATTCATCAGCATTGTATGATTGTGCAAATCTATTGTTCTCAAATACTCTAAATCTTCTCTTATGATTTGTAATTGGTTCATGTTCAAGAAGTCTATTGATAGAACCACTAATATCATCAAGAACTTCTAGTTGATCAATACGACCAGAGAAATCACCGTACTGATGTGAAACTTCAGACTGACTTGCAGAACTTATAGTGACAACTGGTGTTCCGTTTGTAACAACAGTGGAGTTGTCACTATAAGTATCAGTTGTGACTGGTGTGGTTGTGGTGGTTGTTACAGTTGTGGCAGTAACAGTTGTAGCAGCATCAAAGTTCAGTGTCTGCTTTCCACTACTCTCAGAGGAAGTGTGGGTAATAACAGTATTAGATGTAAAAGTAGGATTCGCAATACTTACATTTACATTATAAGTAAGAGCACTTGATACCAACGTTGGTGGTGGGGGTGTTCCACCTGTCTCATAAATGTCAAGAATACCATTTTGGTTAGCATCACCAGAAAGTGCTGCTGCTGAAAGTGAAACTGTGCTGGAAAGAATCACACTATCCATAGGCATCCAGTTCACTGTTGGAGACCCTGCGGCATTATAGGTGAACTGGTAATCACCAGCGGCAAGACCTGTAAAGGTTACGCCCTGCCAAGTATAAGATATTGGATTACTAGGATAAGCAACCAACTGCGTTCCATCAGAAGTAAAATAGTTTACACCATCAATCAAACCATCTGGTCTGGTTGCCGAAAGTAAAGTCCAGTTTACAGTTGTTGGAGCAAAATTAGTTCCATTGATACCTTGTAGGGTCAAAGTACCTTCATTAAAGGTAGTTCCTGGATGCCAGTTACCATACCAAAAAGTTACACTGCCTCCACCACCTCCAACATATCCAATGGAGTTGGTATGAGATAATGCTGCTGTTGGCACTCCAATAAGAAGCACAGACGCTGCAGCCAGCGCCTTTTTAGTGTAAGACATAAGAATCCTCTATGACTCAGTGTGTACTAAACGAAACAGACCGAAGTGTGTTTAAAAGTAAAGTATTCACCGAATCACAGAGGACTCGGACTATGTAGATTCAGACCAATTAAGATCAAGAATCAGTAATGATTGCAACTATTTATTTGATAACTTCACAGCAACGAGCATAATACTTTTTACGATCATCTAAACCGTTATAACCACCGTTGACTCTTTTTGTAACTTGATCAACTGTTGGGTTTGAATCACATAAATCATTCATATTGTTATTGTGCCACCAGAAACCTGCACTTGTCATAGGATAGTTTTTTGCAACATAAGTTACACCATCCATAACTTTAGGATCCTTGATGTAATTTGCAAATGCCTGATAATTTGCTCTTCCGGTCATTTGAATGTATCCGGCACCCTTATACTTTTTGCCGTCACCTGATTGAGTATTACCAAGATCTGAACGACCTTCGTAATCAGCACCTGAAGCAAGTTCTTCCTTATATCTTCCACCACCACTTTCGTGAGAGATTTGTGAAAGGAAGTGTCTGATACGAACTGGTGTATTGATTTTAAAGAAATTTAAACCGTGATTCATTTCATTTACTTCATCATCACCAATTAGATTTTCACCACAATTCCAAATGTAAGCAAGTTGTGTCTTTGTTACAAGAACAGGACCGCTGCTACCAGATGAAGCAGGAGCAGCGGATACTACTTTTTTCTATAAATCTCCGCCCACTCAGAGTTGTCTTCCAGATATTTAATTGGAAGATTATCCTCTAACCACTGAACTGCTTTTACATGATTTGGATTTTTTTCATCATAAAACTTAAAAAAGTTATGAAGATCGACTTTTGCCATTACTTCCTCCGAAATACTTTTGATAAAGTTGTTGTGCCTCTAAATGTTTTCCGCTGTTTGTTAGATCTTTAATTCTTTGTAAGATCTTTCTTCTAAAATTAATCGAAGATTCTTCCCCATCCATCATTACCTCCTGGACACCAACGATACTTAAGAACTGCTTTTGTGTAAATTGTCTTCTTACCGTTAGTCACAGGACCTGTATAATTATCATTTAATGATCCATAAGGATCATTTACAAAATATCCTTTACCATCTGGAGTTTTACCAATGACTACACACATATGCCCGCCAGTAGGTGCAGATAAAGGACCACGATGAAGAATACCAATTACAACAGGTTTTCCTCTATCAAGACTCTTATCAATATCAGCAAATGAAAGGTTGTAACTAAAACTTGACTTAATACCATAACCTGCCAGAACTTTTGTCTGAACAGCATGATCTGTTGTATCACCAATGGCAAATACCTTCTTTACATATTCGTCATCACCTTTAATGCTTCCTGGTTTCAGGAAAGCAAGACACATGGCACAAGATGATGAGTTACAAGTTCTATGTGCGTCTCTGTAATTATCGACTTGATTGAAATAAGGAACATCAAGAACTGCTGGTGTAGGTGGTTTAGTTCTATAAATTCCAATCCAATCTGTTTCTGAATCATCTAAAAATTCAGCAGGAAGATTGTCCTCCAACCACTGAACTGCTGCTATATGATTCTCATTACTATCATCATAATACTTAAAAAAGTTATGAAGATCTAGGGTCATTTTTTATATTTTTGAACACTGAAGATATTTATAAAAAAAGCGCCTCTTTAGACGCTTTAATTATTTCCTATTTCAGACTAATTCTTCTTCCAGAATTGTAGATTTGATATAACTATACACATTGTCTGGAGTGGTTTCCATATAAGGGTCGGTGTCGGCATAATCACGCTGACCTGACTCAACGAATAGTTTTTCGATGATTCCATTATCCACGACCATAGCATAACGCCAAGAACGATCACCGAAACCAAGGTTAGACTTATTGACAAGCATACCCATAGAACGTGTGAAATATGCATTACCGTCTGGAATGAGTTTTACATTCTCGATATTTTGGTCCTGCTTCCAGGCATTCATCACAAACCCATCATTAACAGAGATGCAGTAAATATCGTCGATGCCAAGACTAATAAAGTCGTTGTATTTCTCTTCGAATCCAGGTAACTGATAGGCACTGCAAGTAGGAGTGAAAGCACCAGGCAAACTGAATACGACAACACGTTTTCCATCGAAGATTTCTGCGGATGTACGAGTTACAAATTCACCTGCCTCACGGAATACAAATTCAACTTGAGGAACTTGATAACCTTCTCTACGCATTTTAACCTCCATCAGAAAACGCCAGGAATAATTTGACCAGTAGTGAGATAAGATCCTGCAGCAGCAATAAAACCGATCATAGCAAGACGACCGTTCATTTTTTCGGCAGCATCAGTAAAAAGATTTTTCATTTGTTTTCTCCTCTTTTAGTAGTGTTTTGAATTACAATAAATTTGTCTTTTTTAAGAGTGCCTGCGACGCAAACCTTAAGTTCATCATCATTAGACCAGGCACCTGATTCTACAAGTTCTTGAAGGGCAAGATTGAGTTGCCCAAGCATGTTAGCACTCATCAGTAAGTTTCTACGACCTTCTCAACAGCATAACTCAAAAGAACCAAAAACGCAACCCCTGTTAGAGTGAAAATTGCTTCAGTCATCAGAAGACCCCGAAGAAGAAGTTACCAGTGATAGCATAAGAAATAACACCAGCAACAAAACCGACCATTGCCCAGCGCCCATTCATCTTCTCCGCTTTCTCAGCATAAGGTTCAATACCATAACGCTCAAGATCTTCCTTCGTCATATACATCGAAGGTTCTTTTGCCCACATATTCATTTGTCCGAATTCGTTTTTTGTAACAGTCATTTTACTTTTGTTAAGAAACGTTACAACAGTATATAGCAAAAAGAAAGGGGCGTCAAGCCCCTTTTGTTAGGATTTTATGACTTTATAAGTATAAATGCTTACATTACTGACCAATTTGTTTTACTCTAATTCTGGATTTATTGAGAATCGAACCAGAAAGAGGAACATAACCAAGATCATCAGCAATCATTTGTGCCTTTGAACTAAGAGCATAGTTCAGAGCAGCACGAATATCATCTGCCTTGGCACCGTTACCAGTCTTATATGCAAGAATCCAAGTCAAAGTAGAAATGGGATAAGAATTTGTACCTGAAGGATTTGGATTTTCACCAGCAAGATTTGCATCAAGTGTAATACCATTCAGAGCAGAAGCACCAGTTACAGCAGAAGGTCCAACAAACTTACCTGCCTTATTTTGAAGAACTGCTGCTTGAAGTTTATTTGCACGGACAAATCCAGTATTTACATAACCAATTGCACCAGGAGTATTCTTAATCGTTCCAGAAACACCTTCGTTACCTTTGGAACCTACACCAGTTGGCCAATTAATTGATTTGCCTACACCAGCAGTCCAACCACCGAATGCATCAAGAGAGTTAGTAAATGCAAAAGTAGTACCAGAACCATCAGAACGATGAACAACTGACATCTTACCAGCAGCACATCCAACCTGTTTATAATCGGTGATACGACCAGCAAAAATATCAACAACTTGTTTTTGAGTCAGTTTCAATTTGCATCCAGGTTTATTATATGCAATAGCAATCGTTCCACCAATCATAGGAATCTGAACAACACCACGCTTAACCTTTGCTGCCTCTGAAGGTTTGATTGGTTCATCAGATGCTGCAAAATCAACTGTTCCAGCAATAAATTGGCGCACACCGGCACCACTTCCTACGCTCTGATAGTTTACACGATTTCCTGTAGAGATGGAATAATCTTGAAACCATCGTTGATATAGAGGAGCAGGAAAAGTGGCACCTGCACCATTCAAAGCAGGTCCAGCAAATGCCGCAATAGGAGCAGAAACCAGACCAATAGCAATAAAGTTTTTGAGTTTCATAAAAATTGAATAACTACGATTGTAATTGTACCTAAACCAAAAATAAAAGTCCACTAAGATTTGGTTAAGGTTTTGACTTGCAAATAAAAAAGCACCCAAAGAATGGGTGCTTCCACTCAACTTATGAGTTGTTTATCAGAACCTAAAGGTTGTCTGAATCACACCACCATAGTTATCCGAAGCATTCTTCAGACCTTGGTTGTTAGAAACATAGAACACAGAAGGAGTGATGTTGATGTTATCGCTAACCTTGTAACGATAGAAGGTTTCCCAAATAATAGCTTTCTGACTATCAGTGAGAGAAGCAGCGTTACCGGGAGCACCGATGGCAAAACCAGCAGCGTTACCCTTAGCAAATACATCGCTCCACTGAAGACCTGCCATCCAAGTCTGCGAGTTGGTAGCACCAGTAGGAGTGGTACGACCAGCAGCATTCAGACTAACATCGTTCCAACCATAAGCAGCACTCACAGAAGGAATGATGCCAGAGGTCTTGGGTTGCCAATATGCGTTGATAGCATAACCATTTGAGGTTTGACCAGATGCAAGGTTGCCAGAACCACCGTTAATGGCATTGAAGGTGCGAACGCGAGTACCTTCAGTACCATAACGATAACCGAATGCAACACCATACTGAGGAGCACGGTAACCAAATTGAGCAAGAAGGTTCAGAGCACCAGTCTCATCAAACTGACCCTTGGAACTATCATTACCGTTTTGAGCGACATAGTTCAGACCAGCAACGATACCACCTTTCTTTCCAGGTTGAGCATACTGAATACCAAAACCAGAACCAGTTGCCTTGTTGTAGACACCAGGAGCACCAGCAACGGAGAAAAAGTCAAGGATATCCGACTTGTATGCAGTAGGAACCCATGCCATTTCAGTGTTACGAACCAGAGCACCAGCAGTCAGAGTCACGCCCTTAGCAAGTGCAGGGAAACTGTAGTACAGACGATCAAGAGTTACAGTGTTTGCATAAGTTTCTGCCTTGTCCAGTTTGAACAGAGACGAGGAAGAACCAAAGGGTTGACTGGAGAAATTACCAGAACGCAGACGGGTCTTCAACAGATCCTTACCAGTGAAGGAAGTATCAAAACTTAGGCGAACATCATAGTTGAAAGCAGTGTTGCCGACATTGCTGCTGTTAGCAAGACGAGCACCATCTACACCACCCAAAACGAAGGTTGCCTCACCCTTGAGTTTGGTGGTGGTGGAGAATTGAGTTGCCTGAAGAGTGCCAACTTGCCTTTCCAGTTTGTCAACACGACCACGAATGACGGACAGTTCTTCACGGAACTCGGTAGAAAGACGCTGAAGTTCATCAGTTACTTCAGTCACACGATCAAGACAAGCATTCAGAAGTGCTGCTGCCTCAAAGCGGGTCATTGCCTTACCACCACCATAGGTGCCGTTAGGATAACCAGCAACGCAACCATAACGATCAACAAGATTGCTGAGTGCCTGATAAGCCCAATCACTAGGTTGGACATCAGACAATTGAGTGACACTTGTAACCTGTTCAGAAGTGGAATATTGATTGACTGCTACCATATTAAGATCTGCGGCATTCGCAGCAACAGGAGCAACCATTCCCAGAGCAACGGGTGCAAGCATCAGTTGTTTGAGTTTCATAAAAAGTTTTTTGTTCTATAGGACATAATCTGTGACTATGCAAATAATTGCGGCACTGTCACTTCACGGTATTTATCTTAACATTTTCTTTGAGATTATGTCAAGCTTTAGATTGAGAAGCAGAATTATCCGTTATCCTTCCCAAATATGGATCATAATCCATATATTCTCTAATATCGATAGAAGCACCAGTTTGTTGCCAAAAATTAGATAGAGCATTGTAATTACCTCTATGAAAAGCATTAATATGTTCTGGATGTATAGAAGAACCCAACTCAATTCGATAAAGGAGAAGTGGGATTGAATAAGTATTGCCAGAATTATAAATTAAATCATCTGCAACTGGTCGTGGTTTTACACCATTATCCAATTTATATTTTTCTCCACGAACGTGAAATTTAATAAGTTTTTCTGCGTGATGCCTATTGATTAAATAACAAGCAGTCGAAAAGTCATTTACAAATCTTTTATGAAGTTTTACATGAATATCCCCAGTGCAAATAATTGCAATTTGAATAACATCCCAGTCATATGGAATTTGTGAATGAAAATCTTGCCAGGTAAAATTCCAATATTTAACCAGATCTAAATTACAATCATCTTCCATGATGACAGCGTATGGACTATCCGAAGTTTCATACCAATATTTAATTGCTTTAAGGTGGGATGTAATACATCCAATTTCTCCGGAGGTCATCATTTCTGGATATCTACCAGAAATAATATCACTTAAATCATCTTCTCTACCATCATAAGCAGAGATGCGATTATAATTTTCAATCTCCCAATACTTAAATTGATTTTCCATATATTCTTTTCTTTCTGGTTGCCCATCAAGATTAAGATAATAAATTGGTCCTATTCCTTTAAGTTTATAAATCGATTTGTTTTTATCTACAAGTTCATTCATAAATCAACCCAAAACACTTCTTCGCAAGGCACACCAAAGATAATTCTATCATCACATTGAGATTTTACATAATCTTCAATAACATACACTTTATAACCTTGATCCAATAAGTCAAGACACAGACGATATTGCTGACTTTCTGTAAGAATATCTGTTCCTTCCTTATAAGAAATATAATGGAAACAGAAAGGAAGATTTCTTTCATTTTTCTTGATAAGGTATTCCATCAAGAATCTTGCATGTTCATTATTGAACTCGTCCGTAGTTATTCCCAGATTATATTCAAGTCCAAGTTTTTTTGCATAAGCAGCAAAAGAACGATTGTCTCTTGGTAAGCACGGACCACCAAATCCATATCCATAATTCAAATATTTTGATCCAACACGACTATCAGCACCAATTGCATTCAGAACTGTTTTAATTTCAGTTTCCAATCCAGCAAGAGTCATAACCTCACCCACCATATTGGCATAACTGATTTTGGTTGTGAGAAAGCAATTGACTGCTAGTTTTACCAATTCAGCAGCAGTCGTACTCATTGTATAAACATGAGGTTCTGTGAATTGGATCTTTGAATAGATTTCTTTAATATCATCCAATCTCTCACCATTACCACCAATTAAAACCATGTCAGCATGGCGTAGATCCTTAATGATCGATCCTTGTGCAATGAATTCTGGATTGTAATAAACGTCTATGCCATATGGATTCAATTGTGTCTGGAACAATTCACAATCACCAGGATTAGTCGTACATCCAACTACAAAACTTTTATTATTAAGAGGAAACTCACACGACTGAATATCATCAATCACTTTCCAAACAGAACTAACATCATAACTACCATCTGATAAAGATGGAGTTGCTACCAGTGTGTAGATAATGTCTGCTTGTTTAATGACTTCAACATTGTCAAGTACAGCGATAAAGTTCTTTGCATCATCAAGAAGCTCTGCAACCTCTGGTTCACTAGTATTAATGATTCGATTGTTCAGTCCAATGACATAATCATCACGAACATCAGAAACAATCACATCATATCCTGCCTGTTCTAGTAGAAGAGCAAAGCAAATGCCAAGTCTTCCTGCGCCAATAACTCCTATTTTCATTTTAGTTTCGCTGTAATCAGTAAGTGCCAACCAAGATTTTTCTCAAGTGCTCTGAACATTTCTGGAGACATTGCACCAAACCAAGGTTGTTTGATGTATTCTCCACGCTTATATGGTTCTATTTGATAGGGAAAGATATGGTCCTGGTCAATAGACAGAACTTCATACCCATCCAACAATTCTACCACATCTTCTTTAGTATAGGTATTTGCAATTGGACAACCATATTGTGCTTCAGGTTGGTCCAGCCCTGTCTCAATCATATAGTTCTTCCAGGAGTTTTTTGCATAAAGCATAATCTTGAGAACACTATTCTCATTCATATACTTTTTAAGTTCAGAAACAATTTTTTCTGGATGAGGACTGTGATGAATGACGCCAAAAGAATAAATCAAATCATAAGTTTCAACAGGAACAAAAGAAGAAAGTTGCTCTGCATTGCCAGAATAAAATGTTCCAATCTGACCAAATACTTCAAATCTCTTTTTGGCAAGAGATAAACTTTCTTCTGACAGTTCTACACCAGTATAATCAGCACCGGAAAAAGAAAAATTAATTCCTGCTGTTGCAAGACCACAACCAATTTCTAGAACCTTCTTACCATTCCATTGTTCAAAATTAGTAAAGTCGAGAATATGAGGTTCTACAAAAAACTTTTTTCTCTCTACTTCATTAAAGTATTCTTCTGTACCAACCTCTTTACTAGAATGTCGGACATTACATGGACGGTCATTCCAAAACTTTTTAACTTCTTCTATCGTTACTGTCATAGTTTGAATGTAGGAATAGCAATCATTTTATGTTTGTTTTGTGTATTAAACTTTTTCAAGACTTCAAGTGCAGGTCCAGTTCCGAGTTCCATTGCTTCTTCAAGATCAGCATAAGAAACTCCGATCTGATCCTCATCAGTTCTTTCGTCTTCCCAGAGACCATCTGTTGGAGGTGCATCGATGATACGTTGATCTACACCAAGATGTTTTCCAAGTTCCCATACTTCAGTTTTATACAAGTCTGCGATAGGAGCAATATCAACTCCACCGTCACCATATTTAGTATAAAATCCAACACCATAATCTTCAACTTTATTTCCAGTTCCCACCACAATACCATTCACAGAACCAGCAATCTGATACAATGTTACCATCCTAAGACGTGACTTGGTATTTGCGTTTGCCAAATTATTGGAAGTAAACTCACCTTCTCCAGTCCAGAAATTAAGAGATTTGAAAAGTTGGTCGTAAGTTGATGACAAATTAATTCTAACTTTAGTAACGTTTTTATATTTTTTCTCTAAAGTATTGCAATATGAATCAGAAAGATCATCATTCTTTGTACTTGAATGCAAAGGCATAGAAAGAACATATGTTGGTAGTCCAGTCTCCGCACAAAGAGTAGAGACTACAGCAGAATCAATTCCACCAGAAACACCCACAACAAAAGAGTTGATCGATGAAGTTTCTGATACATAATTCTTTAACCAATTAACTATTCTGTTTTTTAATTCTTCATAGTTTGAAATTCTATTCATAACACTATCCAATCGGGACAATAAAGATCTTTAGTATTCTTATCAGCATATGCGGATCCAAACCACATTTTTGGAGCAACGACTTTTTTGTTTGGATTTGATATCAACCAAGCGCCCCACCAACTTAAACTACTATTAGCAATAATAGCATGAGAACATAAAGACATCAAGCATAAATCTGCATAAGGAGTATAAGAACCATCTGCATATTTTTCTTGTGGTTCTGAGATCAAAAACCTATCACCAGAAAAGAACTCTTGGTTTTTGACCCACTCGGGGGAATCTGAAAAAACAACTACTGGTTGATCATTATCAAATTCAGAAAGTGCTTTTTCATAATATTCTATTGGTTGAACCGGGTGCTGATCTCCACATTGAGTATAGGACCATTTAAATCCACGGGGATCCACGAGATTAGGATCACCTCTACGAACATGAAGCATAATTGGTTCTTGTCCATCAAGAGTACTCATCATTTCTCTACATGGACCAAGATGCTCATCATGAAAGGTAAAATCTTTGCGGATCTCATTTGAAATATGTTGAAAATATTTTTCAGACTGAAAGAATCCATGAAGACTTACATTATCTGGACATTGCTCAAAGAGTTCCTCATCAAAATGAAAAAATCTCTCACCAACATATTGAAAGTGCTCAACAAAATTTAGATTTTCTTCTGCTACAGATTCTAACTTAAAACATTCATGTAGGCTATAGTTTTCAATACCTTTTCTATGAAATGGAGGAATACACCATTCATATCCATGTTTAGCAGCAATTCCACGAACTGCAGCATACTCAAACATTTGATTTCCAAGTCTTCCTAGACTTCCAATATTATTAAACGCCAGCATATTTCTTTAGATAATCTTGTTGTGAATAATACTCTATCAATTGTTGTTTGTTCATCTTTTGTATCTTTTCCCACTCTTCTATATTAGAAGTCATATGAGGATTGCTGAACCAAGAGTTTTCTCCTCTTGCGTGTTCTAGATGATAAACATAGTCATTAATTCGTCCTACATTATAACCCAAAGTTGTAAATCTGTAAAATCTTTCTTTATCTTCTGGAGCATACGCTTTAAAGTTTTCATTCTCCATTCCACCATCAATATAAACTTGACGATTAAAGAACTGAACCCATCCAAAATCTGATGTGTGAAGATTTGAATGTTGATCAAGATATACAAAGTCACCTGTTTGCAAAAAGTGTGATACAATTTCATCAGTTGCTCTAACTTGTTGTTGATACATTCCTTGTCCGTATGGATAGATTACGTCATGAATATGATGTAGAATTGATTGATATGCTTCATAATAAGAACCAAGTGGAAGCAAAACATCACAGTCATAGTTGACTACAATTTTTGTATTTGCAGAAACGATCATTTCATTCAAAACTTTTTGACGATGGAACAACGGTTCATCACTCTGCTCAAAAATATGATTAACCTTTACATCAACATCTAAGATGTCTTTTAAAATTGGAAGCGCGTTTTTTTCAAAAATTGATTGTGAATCAACTTCTTTAATAAAAATATTAGTATCAAAATTTTCCAAAAGAAATGCTGTTGTTGTTATAACATTTCTAAGTCTATCTTGAGACTCAATTCTAATAGGGATTATAAATGTCGCTTCTGATAAATCAATTTTCATCTGGATATTTCCTTCCACCTCTACAAAAAATTCTATGTTTTTCTTCAACATAGTCTAACTCTGATTGATTGATTAACCAACCACCTTCAGGATGTTCAATGAAACGATCATATTGGATTCCACCAGTGCTGATACGAATATCATGCTCTCTGTTTGCAATCAAAATATCTTCAATAATATGAGGCATACCAAACTCCATTCTCATTCTATGGTAGAGTTCAGTATCAATAAGTAGTTTGATATTTTCATCCATCTCAAGTTCACAACCATTTAGAATTGCAATACAAGATGGACTTCCTAAAAGATTTCTTCCTTCAAGCATCATATCACACCAACGAGGAACACAATCTCTATGTGTTTCTACACCGTCAGTAGTGTGGCTAAATCCATGAAACAACCACTTACAGTTTGTTTGGATAAATGCATTTTTAATTTTCTCAAGTGCCAAATCACTTACAAAAATATCATCCTGATAAATTAGTTTGAGTATTTTTCCTTCAGCATTTTGCAATACACAATTTGTATTTGGTGATTGATATCCTCTCCCATTTGGATTTTTGATATAAGTGATGTTAAGATCATAATCATTGTCTCGACAAAAATTCATAATTTCATCATCTACACTATGATCGGAAATTACAACGTCGAAATCTTTAAATGTTTGTGTCTCTAATGAATCAAAAAGTTCAGAAAGAAACTGAACTCCTTGTCCTTTGTACTCATATGTTGGAATACATACGGAAATCTCAGGCATTGATTCTCTCCCATTCTTCAGGTATTAAATCACTATCATCTAAACTTGCCTGTGGACCAAACCAAGATGATGGTGCAATCACCTTCTTACTATCTGCCAACCAAGCACCCCACCAACTGAAAGTGCTGGCAGCAATAATGTGATACTGACACATTGACATTAAACACATGTCATGAATGTTGTCACTTGATTCAGAGATTAAAAATCTATCATCAGAAAAAAGTTCTTGTGTCTTACACCATTCTGGTTCGTCAGAGAACACAATTACAGGTAAGTCGTTAGGAAGTTTTGCAAGTGCTTTAGTAAAATAATGATCAGTCTGAAGATAATGATACTTTTGTTTTATGACCTGATCAGTTCTACGAACATGTAAAGAAATTGCTTCTCCATCAGGAATAATCTGATCATAAATTTCTTTACATGTGTTCCAAACATCATCACGCCAAATAAAGTCTTTACGAATTTCAGTTTCAATATGTTTGAAATATTTTTCCGACTGCAAATAACCATAAAGATTTACATTGTCTTCACAGTTATTAAACAGGTCCTCATCAAAATTAAAACTTGCTTCTTGTCGGTATGGAGCAGGGAACAGATTTACCTCTTTGACTGATGAGAGTTGAAATGCCATAAAGAGTTTATGCTGATTTTCTTCGTCATTAAACTCTTCATCTTTTACTGGTCCAGGTGGAATACAGAAATCAAATCCACGATTTGCTGCGATACCTTTTGTAGACGCATACTGAAACATCTGATTACCAAGACGCCCATTTTTACCTAAGTGATTATGTCCGATCATAGTTTTGTACCTTCTGGGAGAAAATAATGAAATCCAAATGGAGTAATACCTTGTGTTTCTGGTAGAGGTCTTTCGTGTGAAAATCTTGCAGCAACTTCAAGAGGAGCAATTTTGCAACCAAGTGCTTCATAAATGTGACGATTATGAACACAAATATTTCCATCTTCCGATGTAAAACCAACGTTCATATGCTTATAAAAGTCTCCCCAATTCACATCAAAATGAATATATGCTCTCTTTGGAACATCAAGTAACTTCTTACTACGGAAAGAAAATCCACCATTACCTACACGATGCTGTTTACCCCATGGATCAATATAGGCATCAGGAGCCTCAGACCAAGGAGCACCAATGTAATCATAATTAAACCAATCATTATCCCATTGCTCTGGATTAATCACAAAACCATCTGGTTGAACAAGTAAACAATAATCAGTGTAAATATGTTGGGAGAGATTATAGATGCAATAATAGTTGTAATCATGAATGGACTTAATTTCGTAACATTGAGAAAACTGAATTCCATCTGGTAAATTACCAGGATCTTCATGTGTAATCAATTTAACAGCGCCATACTTAATACCCCTCATACTATGTTGTAGAGCAAAAAGAGCGCCTTCCACATTATTAGAAGAAATACAAAATAGAGTTACATTTGGTAGTTCAATCATACATCATCTCCGTAAATATTACTAGTCTTTTTATACTCTTCCCATTCTACCTTACATTCTTCTGGTGTAAAGAGTTTTCCATCTCGATCCATGTAATGAGAAACATAACTATAAATACTGCTTCCAAGTGCCCACCATCCCTGAGAACGGTTATGATCAAACCAGTATTTTGGAGCAATACAATATTCCAGAGTTTCACTTAACCACAGAGGAAAAGATGCAAAAGTTGATGCTGCAGTAATCATGTGTTTACAATTTTTATGTGCCACAAAGTCCCATGCAATATTTTTATGATATGCAGGATACTCTGGAAGCATTTGATTGGCAGCATTAGGGTCATCAGTTATAATTGCAAATTCCATTTTTGGATTGTACTCTATCATTCTATCAATGGCATTTAACCAAAAAGATCTAGGAAGCCAACATCCAGCATTTCCAATATTGTCTCCACCTCTAAAGTAGATTACACAAATATTATCACCATAAGTCTCATGATGTTCAACTTCTGGTTTAATTTTCAACCACTGCCTTACCAAATGAAAGTCTTTATAGAAATAATCTTCGGATTGAAAATTGCCATCAATCTTAGTGTTGTCTTTAATTCTAAGTAATCTTTTATCCGTAAGTTGCAGATTTGTTCCTAATTGAACACTCCTATCATATGCATGAATGTGCTCTCTATAGTAATGTTTGATTCCTTCGGGAAGAGATGTTGGAGGTCCTCCTTCTGGACTTTCTCCACCAATCACTTCTTTTCCCATATCAACATCCATAATTTTATATCCTTTCCATCTTTCTGGATGAATAATACCAAAATCATAGCCCAAACGATGAGCAAGCATTCTTGTAGTCACATAGGCAAAGAGTTGATTTCCAAATCCCTGTCCGTTATATAATTCAGTTACTATCATTTTGTAAATTTATTATATATTTCGTTAGAGTATTCTTTTTTTATCGCAACTAAATTACATCCAGATCCATCAATCATATCTTTTTTAATGATAGAATATATTTCATCCACTAAAGGAGTTAACATTTGATCATTATATTGATGGTAAGGATGTTCTACTGCTACTTTTTGTAAGTAAAGATCAAAGTCATTTTTAATCCATCCAACAAGATCATCGGCATCTATATTTCTATCAATCGTTGTTGAAGCAAATTCAAATTGAATTACCTTGGTTGAATTTTTAATTATATCTTTACCACCAAGAAAAATATCCATTTCCATTCCTTCTGTATCGATTTTTAAAAAATCAATTTTTTTTACAAAATTTTCTTCACAATAATTATCTAATTTTTTGACTGGAAAAGAAATTCCAATATCTTGAGATTGGCAATGATGCGTTCTAAAAACAAAAGACTGCGTATTTGGATAATAGGACATCTCACCTTCTTCAGATCCCAATCCAATGGCATTCAAATATATTAAATTTTCAATGTCATCAATTGGATTCAAAAGTTCTAGTTTATCATAACATTTTTGTACGAAGTTAGGATCTGGATCAAATAAGTGAAATTCTCTTGATTTGTCGCATGAATTTTCAATATAATCAATATCTTCTCTACATCCAATATCAAAAATGACATCAAAATATTCTTTTATGATGTTAAAAAAAGTTATTTCAATATTAGGTAAATTTGGATTTAACATTATTAAGGTAAACTATTTTTTATTATTGTATCAAAAAAATAAGGTAATGTCAATTTAGTCAAGTTCATTGTCTGTGCTTGTTGAAACAAATGATCGTTTTCTTTTAGCAATTTTTCAGTTACTTCACAATATTCATCCACAAATAAAACAGGCAAGTCTTTATATAGTTCTTCAAGATATGAATGGCGTTTCATTATAGGAACTCTTCTATAATAGATAACTTCCCAATTACGATGGCAGTCAATTGCATTTCCTCTGGGACAAATCATAAACTTAGATTGTGACAAGTTATAAAGAAACACAGAGAATGACACTCTTTTTTCATGAACTTCTGCCCAAGGTTTATCACGAAAAAAATCTTTAACACCTACTCTCTCAATATGAGAACCTTCATTATGACTCACATAAAGAAGTCCTGGTGGATTAATTGGTAAAAAGTTTCTTGAGCTAATAAGATCATCAATTCGTTTATCATCTGGAGACATTCTTCTCTGCAAACCATAAGGAGCAGGAATAACTTTGCCTCCATGTGCGATGGCATTTACTGCAGAAATACAAAGCACATTATCTGGTATTGCATCAAAAATATACTCATCAATCGGCGTGTCTTCCAGATTAGTAAAGATAATAAACTTCATGTCAGGAAAGTTACTACACAAGTGTAGTAAGTCATTCTTAGCATGGAGTGAATTGATATAAGGTCTATCCGCCTCACTTACCTCTTTAATATGTCTTTTATATAAACGAATATTATCAATGAACAAAGTCATATAATCACGACTTTTCTTTATCTCAAATAACTTGGATACAAACTCAACATTTGTGAGGTTTGCATCCTTCATAAAAGAGGTATAGATATTTCCCCATTGCCCAGACTGATCACCAAAAGAATAATCACAAAGCTTGGAGAGTGCTACTCCTTCAATCAGTTCCATACTTTAATATGTGAAGAATATTTTTCTTGGTTGTTGATAATATAATCTGGATAACTGTCATCAATAGGAACCACGACAAGAGGAGTAGAACGATTAAGAGGATCTAAACCATTTTCTATTTTTTCTTGGATATTATCCGTAATTGATGGAACATTTAAATGATAATCTCCATAGGAAGAAATTTTTTGTTTAAACTTTTCAGCATCTCCGAAGAAACTCCAATGCCATCCGCCATTTTCAATTTTATATGCGTTGGCATGATCTCCACGGAGTTTATCCACACTTGTTTCTTTAAGATATTTCCAAGTACAAATTCTAGAACCCATCCAATTCTCCATGTGAAGATAATTTAATTTGTAATAAAATAAACGTTGATATACAAGATAATGATTATCTGAATCAAACCAATCCAAATCTTCTAAAACTTTTGGATTAATAATCTCATCAGCATCACTAGTGATAATGATGTCATCATCTCGAACATTTACATCTAAAAGGCCATAGATAGTGCAGTTTCTTGCGTACATATCTCTCTGATACCTGATTGGTATCTCAATATATGGAAGACCACAATTCAAATCAATATCACTATACGCAGTATGATATGGTTTTTTTTCTAGATAATCTGTATAATCATCTGGAATAACTTCGGTTACATTATGAATAATTTTATGATTAAACTCTTTGAACTTATCCTTATTTTCTAAGTAATAAAGAGGTTTCTCATTACCACTAATTGTAAAAGGAGACTCTGTAATAACAAAGTAGTCCACTACATCTTTTAATACATTTAATCTGATTTCTAAAAGTTCTAGTTCATTAAAGAACCGAAAGCAATCAAATATCTTCATCGGATCTCTCAATAATAATCAATCCATTGTTTTCTTCAGTTTCATAACAAATACTCCAGTTAGAGTTTGAGGCAAGAAACTCATCAATTGCTCTACGAATTCCACCATCACCATTCATTACATCACGATTTGGATGATTTACATCAAGAGATGGATATCCTTCACCTTTTTGACCAAAAGTAAAAGTATCATGAAAAGCAATATACTTTCTAACTCTATCTGAATGAATCTCCAATTCCTTTTTAAGTTGTGAGTAACAATGCCAAGTATCAATAAAGAGAAGATCAGTTTCTTCAATCTCTACCTGAAGAACATCAGCACCAATATATTCGCAATTAACACCTTGCTCTTTAGACTTTTCAAAAATAGAAATCAAAGCATTAACTTCAGAAATCAAATGAGGTTCTGGTGTTGAATATTGGTAATCATAAGAAACAAACTTCTTAGGATTTGCATAGAGAAACGCACGAGTGCTATTACCACCTCTAGCACCCATCTCAGTTACATGCTCACAATTTTTGGCATACTCATACAGCACAGGAAGATGCATATAAATGTCAGACATATATTCTGAACATGCCTGTTCATAAAGTTCTTTTAGAGAAAAAAGTTTCTCAACTTTAGGTTCTCTCTTTTTTGGTTTATAAACTATTGTTTGTGGTTTCATTTCCTTACTCCATACATTACTTTAGGTTCTGTTTCAATACCATGATCGGCATAAAATTCAATATCATACTCATCAGAAAGTAATTCAATCAGTTCCTTATGATGAATATTAGTTGGTCCAAAATCATTGTACATCATATAAAACTTATTCGATTTCTTTACAAACTTTTCAATATACTCCATTTGAACTTCTCTTTCGCATTCAGAAAATGCATAGTTGCTAATTAACAAGTCAAAATTTTCTTCAATGGAATCAATCTCTTCAGACCTATGCGAAAGAGTAGGTAGGTTAAAATGACTTAAATATTTTCTTGAAAGTAAATTAGGTTCCTCTAAATCAATGATCAAATAACTTTCAAAATTAATAAAAGAACTTAAAACTTTACAGAGACCACCATATCCACCACCAATTTCGACAATTGATTTAATATCAGTTCCAAACTTGTTTACAATATCAGAAGTGTTTTTAATATATCGAAGAGTTGTTGGAGAAATGACTCCCACATTTGGATATTCAAACACAAAAGGAGAACCTAGACTATCATTTTGTTTAATCTCATCCAATTTATCACTATAGTCAATCTTGATAGCGTCTAGATATTTTTGTCCTTCCTCAAAGGGAACATGCTCTAAAACATGTCTATAACCAGGATCTCTTTTAAAAACAGAAAAAAATTGATCATCAAGTGCAGCTCGCTTACAAGAAGTTAAATATGCTCTTGTAGGACTTTCATGTAATACCCAACTCATTTAAAAATAACCTCCAAAGATTCTAAATTATCGCATTGGAATTGTTTCCAAATATTTTCAGAAACAACTTGTGGATCAACATACCAATCTTCAAATGGATTACCTAGATTACTAACGTTAGAAGCAACTAATTGATATCCATAATTTGTAAGAATCGATCTTGATTCTTTAATTACAGCATTGTTTCCTTGATAGGCATCCGTTTCAAATGTAATTACAGAAAACCTATATGTATCCAGATCAACTTGTTTTAGTGATTTTAAGGTTTGCCAGGCTGGTTCAATATCAACCTGAAGATAATCGATATGTTTTGGAAGATTGTTTTCTTCAAAAATTTTTGAATAGTCTGCTGTTGTAGCATCCAAGCATATGCATTTATTAATTCTCGTAGAATTATAATACTCCACTATCTCTTCATCGATTTCAAAAGAAAGACCTTTCCAACCAAAAGTTTGCTCAAGTATATATGTGTTATTAATGTTGATAGGATCAGATCCACCAATCTCAACGTAAAAACCATCAGACTTACCATTTAGCATGGTAAGAACAAACATATCTTGCAATGCTTGTGAATGATTATTTTCTATTTTTTCAACCCCATCAAACTTAAGTTTGAGTTTATTAATATCGGATTTAGTATAAGTCATTAATTTTCCCAATAATTATAAATGTCTTTTGTCACTTCATACTCCATATTTTTAACCTTTCTGTTTGGTTGTTTCATAGCCCAAATAAAAACACTTTCAATAAGTTCTTCAAGTTTAGTATCATCTTTAAAGTCTAATATTTTCTTTGCTTTTGTGTGATCACAATAAGCGTGTTTTACTTCATGTCTTGGTTGTCCATGTTCAATAGGAACTTCATATCCGTACTTTTTACCAATTCGTTGAACAGTTTCTGCAACTTCATTAAGTGAAAAATACTTGTCAGCACCAATATTAAAAATTTCATTATCGTGATCTGTCAAGAGTTTATCAAAAGGTTCCATATAATATTTGATATCGGAGAACGCTCTTGTCTGTTCTCCATCACCATAAACTAAAATTGGTTGACCATTTAATGTTTTACGGATAAAAATACCAATTACATTACGATATCTGTCCCAAATATTTTGATAAACACCAAGAACATTATGTGGACGAACAATATTGTAACGAAGACCAAACTGCTCATGTGCAAGTTTTAAATCACATTCTACTGCATACTTTGCAATTCCATAAGGATCGATTGGTTGTGGTCGTTTATCTTCTGTAAAGGGAGGTTCTTGTTCACCATACACAGCCATACTAGATGTAAAGATCATCTTAGTATTATATGTAATACATTCATTAATTAGATTCGCAGAGCAAATAAGATTGTTTCTGTAATTATAATTACGAATAAATGGCGATAAACCTTCAGCTGCATATGCAGCAAAATGAAGAAGAACATCAGGTTCATGTTCTTCAAACAGTTCTACTACTCTTTTTCTTTTTTCAAGATCTAACTTTACAAATGTAAAATTTTCTGCCTTTGGAATAAATGCTTTATGACCTCCAGATAGATCATCAATTCCAATGACAGTATGGCCATTTATTAATAAATGGCGTGTATAGTTAGCACCAAGAAGACCGGCGCATCCAGTTACAAATATTTTCATTCTGGCAATTTATACTCCATCATAAATTTTCTTTGAGATTTATCATTTTTCCAACTACATGGATAAACAGGAATATAACCTGGCAATTCCATCTCATGTACAATGACATCAGTATCAATCATCATATTATAATTTAAATGTTCTGTCAAACACAAATTGGTCACAAAAAGATTTTTAATGTTTCTAGAACATAGTGCTGCAGAAATTGCAAAAGTTCCTACGCCAGATGTAGCAAGATTTTTTGCACTTAATAAAGTGGCATAATCTTCAGCAACAGAAGATGATTGAACTTCAACTTTATCTATATCCCTCAATCTTTCTAATATTGGACTTTGATTGATTGTAGTTGTATTAGAAGAAAATTCAGGTTCTGCAACCACAATAATCTTTGAGAATTCTTCAATCAATTTTTCATAATAAATCCAAGGATTTTGAACATAGTTAAATGGAACGTCATAGACATGATCAAATACATCACCACCTCTAATATGAATAACAAGAGTATCATCATCTAAAGGTTTTTTATGTTCTATTTTTAGATGTTGATAAAGATGATCTCTACAAACCTCGCGCATGTTTTCATAAACATAATCTCTACTAATTCCAAGTTCATTTCCACCAGCAAATCCAAGTTCAGCATGTGCTAAAGGTTCCCAAGCATAAAATTTACCAGAAACTAATTCTCCATCATTACCAAAATTTATTAGAAACTTATCTACAATAGTATGATCTAATCTTTGTTCAACGGTAGCACCGTGGTATTTCGCTAATAAAATTGAATTAGCAAATTGCTGTATGTCATTACCAAGTCTGTTTCCTACATGTGAGACTGAATACCTCATAGATACTCCTTTTTCATATCGTCAAATACCTTTGCAATTCCCCGATCAAGTGGAGTTTTAGGCATCCACCACCCAGTAATATAAGTGTCTGCCTCATTTCGTTTATCCATTTGGACACTATCTTTTGCGATTCCTGGTTTAATTTTTACATCATATTTACCAATTAAATTGAATTGTCCTTGAATAATTTCAGCAACAGACTTAATAGAGTCGTTACGGAAAGATGTAATATGTAGTGGATCTGTAGATTTAAAATTATCATAACAGTTCATCACAGTTTCTAATCCCTCACAACAATCTTCTGCATAAAGAAATTGTCGCTCTTCAGTTCCATCAGTAAGCATCTCAAACTCACCTTCTTCAAATCCTTTACGAATAAGGTCTGTAATAACGTGAGATTTTTCTGCGTCTTTCTCTACACCATAGACATTCCAAAATTTGACAGTCAATCCACCTAGAGTTTGAGTATAGAGTTCTCCAATCCTTTTTAGAACACCATATGGAGAGTGTCCCATATTACTCATCTGTGAAGAGGCAAATATAAATGGTTTGCGATATTCAGCAAGATATTGAAATACATTTGCCATCAAACGTGTATTGTTATTAATAAAGTCATAGGTATGTTGATATTTTTTTAGATACCTAGATCCACCGACATCAAATGCTAAGAAAAATACAAAATCTGCAAGACGAATATCATGCATCAATTTGGTATTTGGAATTTTGGTAAGATCTTCTTCCTCACCATTTACAACATCAAACTCTGTAACTTCATGTCCTTTACTACGAAGATACTCTGTTAGATATGATCCAATTTGTCCCCTTGAACCAAGAATAGTTACTTTCATGCTTACCTAAAATTTAATTAAATTCAAATAATCTGTACATACAGCGTATGGTTTATCACCATTATAATTATTAATACTTTCAATGTCAATCAGAGGAATAATCACACCTTGGTCGATCTTCATAGAAAGATCATGCAACCAGATTTTACCAGTTGAAGTGTAAGTGAATGGATCATCTGTATGGCAAAAAGATTGATAAATCCAACATTCTTTTGCTGCCTGAAGATTTTTACAATGAATCCACAAATGATTTCTTCTTTCTCTTAACCATCTATGAGTTATCTTATATTGAGGTTCATCATGTCCCAACCAAAGTTCACCATTTATTGAACGAACATCAATTTCTACATGATATCCATTTCCAATTGCACAATCAATATAACTTGGACGATTTTCTCTATCTGGAATAGGTCCTCTTATATTACCACGATGCGAAATAATAATCACAACTCCTCAATCCTCAAAGATTTATCTTCAATAAACAAATCATAAAACGGTTTGTCTACTCTCAACTCGTGATATTTAGCACCCCACTCAGCAAGTTGTTTTGAAGTTAGTTCTGTCCAGTCAATTTGCTTGCGACTACCTCGTGCAGTCCAATAAACTATTGTATGACCTTCATCATAAAGTTTATTAATTTTTTCTATATTCTCTCGAATAGGTTTTGCTTTTGTATAATCATGTGTTGTTCCAAAGTCAACAGAAGTTTCTCTATGACAAATGGTTTCATCAATGTCAACGTAAATGATTTTCATTGATACATATTTCTCCTGTAATTTTCATTTGGGCATTTATCTACATCTGCAACTTGCTGTGGTGTTAGAAAATGAACACCAGCAAGAGTATGAGCACCAACAAAAATTTCTGCGGATTTTTCACACATTAAAGATGCAGCAGCACAATCTTTCATAGAAGATGATGCTGTGATTATACCATGATTTTGTAACAAAATCAACTTAGGGAAATATCCTTCTTTATCAACAAATCTAGAAACATATCTCTCGACCAATCTCAAAATTGCTTCACCAGGAGGAGCATAAGGAACGACACAAGATTTAACGCCATTTCTTACAATTTGATCAGGAAACCAACGATGTTCTGCAAAATCATAAAGAATACTTGGTTCCGTACAAAGAACTTTTGTTGTGTGTGGTGGATGAGTATGAGCAATAAAATTAATATCAGCAAATGTCTTCATAATCCAAGCATGGAAAGAAGTTTCAATACTTGGTTTTTTGTGCGATAAATCTATCTGAACTCCATCTGTATTACACAAAGTCAAATCTTCTTTCGATAGTGTATGAAGACTTGTTCCACTTGCTTTAATTAAAAAAGTATTCTCACCAGTTCTCATAGAAACATTTCCTTCACCACATATGGTGTATTCACTAATTTCTCTTGCTAATTCTAGTATTTCAGACATTGTTAAGAAATATTGCTAGTTTATTTAGATCAACCTTCCAAGGCGAGTTTAAACCACCAGAGATAGAAAGAGCACCATCGCTTTCTATGCTTTCCTCTATCTTTTCTACAAACTCAGTATCATTAAAGTGATAAAGTTGCGTATGTACCATTGAATATTCAAAACGAGTATTAATATCGAAAAATAAAGGACTATTGATAGAAATAACTTTTGTCTCTGGTGGTGAAAAAATTACATTGCACATACCACCACCAATGGGTCCAGCAACATATTTTGCAGAATTAAAAAGACCAATCTTCTCTTTCATCGTCATATTTTCACAAAAGACTTCCTCATATCCATGAGACATAAAGAGTTTTGCTACTTCATCCTCATTCACACAACGACGACGCTCAGTATAGTTGGTTCCAATATTATCGAAGTTATTATGCAACCAAGTGCGCCGTGAAATATAAATCTTCTCTGGTCCTTGATAATCTCCTTTCATACGATTGATAATATCAAATACACCAGAGTGTGGCGGAGTATTTGAAAGACCATTATGAGTCAACGAAGATCCAACTAAAACAATATTGTACAATGTCTCCGGATTGAGAAATACAACATCCTTTCTACTAATACCTAAAAGTTCTAATGACTCCCATACAAATGGGTATAGATCATCTTTACCTTCTGGTGGACTTATAAGAAGTTTAAGATCTGGATGAATTACCTTTTCATTAAAATATGAATACAAGTATGGCAAAGTATCGTAAATGAAATGATAATAGTTTGCCATATTATACACAAAGTAAAATACCGGAACTGAACAGAAGTTTTTAAAATGAAAAGGAAGTTCTACTTCATATTCCATTTTCTCTTCATATACTGTTCCCCTACCAAGAGACATAAACATTTCTTTGGTGGGGAGAGTCAATTTTTGATCTTGATGTGAATAGATTAGTGGTTGTGGATAATATTTAGATATACCTACAAATTGGCAAGAAAAAAAATATGCTACTTCTATATCTCTGCCGTTTTCATCCTTTTCTTCTATAATTCTTGTTCTCCCAGAATTCCAATATTCAATTGGTAAAATAGTCTTTTGAGTATTCATAAGGATGCCATTCAACTTTATTAAAAAATCTTTGCCAATATTGATAGGTCTTTAAATCGTTTGGAGTGCCCCAACAAATATAGTTATCTACCTCAAAATTCTTAACTTTATATCCAAGAGATATTGCTTCATTAAGCATACTATCAACATAAAATTCTCCATTAGTTCTTACATCATTATCATATAGTGATTTTAATGAAGAGAAGAATATTTCTCTTGAACGAAAAAACATTGTTCCAACAATTGCAAATTCATTTACTGGATTTGTTCCTGTAAAATTTTTAACATCAACGCGACTTACATTTTCATCTTCATCACATTTGACCCAAGAATATGCATCTGGTTGCAAATGACTTGTATGATTATTCCTATAAGTCCATACTATTATATCATTTTTATCATCTTCAACAAGTTCTAAAAACTTATCTGCATCATAGAATACACCATTATCACAAGCAGAAATCAAAATAGAAGAATCTGGATCAATCACATTTACAATTCTTTCTGTAGTACATGCCTGACCTTCAAGAACCTGATCAATCCATACAGTATTTTGACCAGGAGATTGATGACCCTTTAGACAAGCATAGATCACATCATCAGTTTTTGGCAGACAACGAACTGCTTGATCTACCATATTTTTACCATTGACTTGAATGAATGGTTTCGATAGATCATAACCTTCTTTTGAAAAACGACTACCAGCACCTGCCATTGGAAGAGCAAGAATGCAGTTTTCAAGTCTAACTTCTTTCTGTCCTTCTAGTGCTTTAGTATAATAGTTTGACCAACTGTTATAAACATCAAGATCGAATGGGGTTCCCCATTGCAACATATGGGGAACTTCATATACAAGACTTATTAGATTATCACGAACAAGAAGATTATAAACAAGACTTACATAATATTCACCATTAATGTTGAGGTCTTCATCCATCAACTGTTTAAAATACCTTTTAATGTAACTTCCTTTCTTAAAATAATAAGTTCCAGTAGAAGCAAACTCAGACATTTTATTATCGGTGAATGGTTGCTTCTCACGAACTTCTAAAATCCTATTATTATCATTAGTACGACAGAATGCATAGTTATCACTACCAAGCATATGTGGATGAAACCCAGTATAACAAACTACACAACCATCACAATTAGTTTCATTCACAAAGTTTTCAAAGTTTTGATAGTTCCAATACATTGAAAAATCACAATAGTTAACAATCACTTGTTCATTATCATCAATCAAATTTTCGAATTGAGATACAGAGAATACAGGTCCTTTTTTATGCTGAGGAATTGTGACGATTGTTTTGTTTTCTACTATATTTTCAAGAATCGTTAAAACTTCTGTTTCTTTTTTATGCTTATCATTAATAATGAACAAAAATTCAGAATCCTTAGGATACAAATCAACAATATGTTCAATTACTTTTTTCTCATTGACTTCTATTAGATATTTTGGAACAGAATATCCAGCAGTAGTAAATCTACTACTCATACCTGACATTGGAATAATTACTTTCATTTTAGTTTAGTTTAGTCTTAATCCTCTTGTCATCAAGAATTGTTTATTAAATGTTTCAATACTTCCAGAAACTACTTCATTATGTCTACTTAAATAATCACCTTCTATATTATATTGATTTAAAGGATATCCTTCCTGTTCTGCACATATTCCAAAGATTCTTTCTGCACATTGATGTTCAAAAACATCTTTTGTTTTTAAACTTTCAACTAATCCCTTTTTATCAAAATTTTTAAGGATAGAATTTCTAGCAATAAACAATGGACCAAAACAACATGAAATCATTTGAGACGAACTTGGAAGTGTGTATCTAGTTTTGGAGAGAACATCACTAACATACTGATATTGTTGACTATTATGTCCTACTACTTCATTAAAGTACATAAAGGAAATGAAAGCATTATCCGATTGAAGATGTTCATTCAAAGATTTTTTGAGGATGAAAGTATCCTGAAGAAAAATGTAGTGTGATTCTTCAGGATATCTTTTATATGCTTCCCATAAAGATCCTACTTGCCTACTTTGATTATTCTCAAAAATTTCAACGTTTTTATAATCAGAAAACCATTGAAAATATGAAGTATCATCAGAACAAGAATCTGCGATTAAAATCTTTTCATTTGGATAGAAATAATTTATTGCATCGACACATTCTTTGACTGGAGACTCTGGAATATATTTACAGGAAAAACAAAACATTTTATTTCTTTAGTTGATCGTTAATCCAATTATAAGTTCTTGCAATTCCGTCTTCAAGTGTCATTGAATAATCCCACTGAAGTTTTTCACGAATCAAATCATTATTAGAATTGCGACCACGAACACCCAGAGGTCCATCAATATGCTTTTTAGTAATTTTTTTGTCTGCTACCTTTGCGGCAATATCTGCAAGTTGATTGATGGTTACCATCTCTTCAGAACCAATATTTACTGGTCCTTTAAAGTTAGATTGAACAAGACGATAAGTTGCTTCAATACACTCATCAATATAAAGGAATGAACGTGTCTGCTCACCATCTCCCCAGATTTCAACTTCTCCACCTTCATCAGGAAGTTCTGCTACTTTACGACAGATTGCTGCTGGCGACTTTTCCTTGCCACCTCTCCAGGTTCCTTCTGGACCGAAAATATTGTGGTAGCGAGCAATCCTAACTGGAATACCATAATTGCGATGATAGGCAAAATACAGTCTCTCTGAAAAAAGTTTTTCCCATCCATATTCACTATCAGGTCCTGCAGGATATGCATCTTGTTCTTTTAGTCCAGGATTTTCAGGATCCATCTGAATATGTTCTGGATACATGCAGGCAGATGAAGAAAAGAAAATCTTTGTTTTATTGGTATTAGTTTTTTCGTTCATTTCTTTCACTGACCGTAGAACATTAAGATTAATTGTTGCAGAATTGTTCATAACATCTGCATCATGATCGCCAGTAAAAATATATCCAGCACCGCCCATATCAGCAGCAAATTGATAGATCTCATCAAAGGGACCAATATATTTTGAAGGAACAAACTTGTAATAATTATTACCGTATCCCCTAAATTGAACGACTTTTTCAACAAAAAGTTGGTCGGTCAAATCGCCCCTAATAAATTCATTTGCTTCTGTACTAGAGTGTTCTGGATTTTTAACATCTACTCCTCGCACCCAATATCCTTCTTTTTTTAGTCTTCTAACCATGTGACTACCAATAAAGCCACCAGCACCAAGAACAAGTGCTGTTTTAATCTTCTGCGACATAAACGAATAATAATCTTCTATTATATATTATACCATATTAAGGCAAATTTTCTTTGTACCATTCGTAAGTTTTACGTATACCTTCATACAAATCAATCTTTGGCTCCCAACCAAGAGATTTAATTTTATCTACATTTAAAACCTTGCGAAGAGTTCCATTTGGTACTTCAGTATTCCACTTAATATTTCCAGTAAATCCAACAATATCAGCGATCATTTTTGCCAAATCCTTTAATGAAATATCTTTACCAGTACCTACGTTAATTTGTTCAAAATCACTATACTTTTCCATACAAACATAACAAGCTTCTGCTAAATCATCTGCATAAAGAAATTCTCTTTTAGGTGATCCATCACCCCACAAAACAACTTCTCCACTTTCATGAAATTTACGAACCATTGCAGGGAGAACGTGCGAGTTCTCAAGATCAAAATTATCATTGATTCCATAAAGATTACATGGCATCAAACTGATTGCATCAAATCCATATTGCTCACGATAAGACTGGCACATTTTAATCCCAGCAATCTTAGCAATTGCATAAGCATCATTTGTTGGTTCTAGAGAACCACTAAATAAGGCACTTTCTTTAATTGGAATCTCAGCAAACTTTGGATAAATGCAAGAAGAACCCAAAAACAAAAGTTTCTTTACATCATACAAAAAAGAATTGTGAATGATATTATTCTGAATCATAAGATTTTGATAAATCATTTCTGCCTTATGATTTTTATTGCCAATAATTCCACCGACTTTTGCAGCGGCAACAAATACATATTCTGGTTTATTTCTTTCAAAGAAATTTTTGACTTCTTCTTGATCTATAAAATCAACTCTATTACGAGTTGCCTCAATAATATTGTAATATCCTTTGCTTCTTAAGTTTCTTACAATAGCAGAACCAACCATTCCCTTGGCGCCAGCGATTAAAATTTTAGAGTCCTTATTCATATGATTCAAAAAAATTTTTTAATTATAATAAAAAAGAGAGTTTATGCAACTCTCCTATAGGTCTTTTAGTTTCGCCACCAATTTTTTGACTAGAAATTGAGCATAATGCAAGGTTACCCTATCCACATCACTTACTCTTTAAGGAAGCAAGAAACCTTAAGGGGTCATTTGACTCCACCACTTGGTTTTAAGAAACCAAGAAAAGTTGAACTAACTTTGACATTTCGGAAATACCAAAGAAAGCGCACAGGAATAATACATCCCAGAGTTTAAGTTTGATAGCAAAAGGTAATGTTAGTAATCCTCCAATACATTTTATTAACAAACCGTTTTTAAAGTCTCCCCACAACATAACTTGATAACCAATTATGAGAAGACCATTTCCAATCCACCGAAGTAAATCAGATTTAGACATAAGTGATTTGCTCCAGATTAAGAATTTAAGTTATAATCAAGACTAGTCATCGTCTCTCACATAACAAGGAATCCTGTCAGGATCTAACCAACGACAATATTGATGATCTTCCATAGCAGTCAAACATTGCATTTGATTGTCAAAAAGATAAATGTCATTCCAGCGTTTGGTATAGTAATTTTGCTTTTGCAAACGATAATCGGGTTTGCCGTTTATCTCAAGAATACCTGCTTCAATAAAGCGGTATCCTTCACGCTCCAGAAGAACTTTGGTTTTCATATCAATTCAAGTAGATATAATCTGGATGTTGCACTTTAAACGAATTAACTTGTTCTTGAGATTTAAAGAACTTACGCAGAACAGAATTTTGATGTTCTTTGAACTGATACTTTACTTCAATTAGTTTTTCCATTATGCAACCTCAACAGATTCAAGATCACTGGCAACATATTCCATCAAGATTTCATAATCATCAAGAGGATCTCCAGAAAATACGACGCCTTCATTTTCATAATATCGCCTAACTTTTTTATAAAGTTTTGGATTTTTTACATCTAGGTAAAATTCTCCATTTGCTGCACCACGAAGAGTCTGAACGTCTTTTTTGAATTTTGCTGTAAGAGTCATTGTTTTGAGTGTTGACTTAGTTATTATACGAATACCTATTCAAAAAGTCAAGTGGTCACTTATTAAAGTGTCCTTAGATCAGGATCCTTCTTCATGATCCGTATGAAGACGCACGACTTCATCATCAATAGATTGATTTTGTTCTACGGATTCAATAAAACAATTTATAACTTCGTTATATGGAACAATGACAACACTTTTATTTCCGTGCTTCAGAATAAAAGATTCTCCATTTTCCACCCTGTTCATCAAAGCATCAAAATTTTTTTGAAATTCTTCAGTGGTAAATGATTGAAGTTGGTCAATTTCTTTGGTCATTCCTTTTCTTTTGAATGTATGTACATAATACCCGCAAAGGGAATGATTGTCAATCCACAACCACAAAGAAAAAGAAAAAATTGATTGGCGGCAAGTTTTTCTACAATATGAAACATATTATCTCCAAAGAATTCCTGAATCTAAAAATGGATCTTTAGGGTGTTCTTTTCCCTGAAGAAGTATAAGAGAGAAATAAGATATAGTCCAAATAAAATTTAAAAATAAATTTTGTTGCCATAACAATCTGCGAATTCTCATTACTTGATATATCACCATTTCTGATGTTGCAACTCTCATCACAATCTGTTCTATAATAAGAGAGAGTAAAAATAAGCAAATTAAGGGGACAAACCAAAAATCTGCAAAACTTAAAAGTGTAATGGGTAATTCTTTCATTGTAGATATGCGTGATTAAGACTCCATATTATCATTATTCCAATTAGACCAAAAATAGTCATGGCAGTATAAATTGTTTTACTCATCTTCTTCGTCCTCATAGGTAGATGGCTCTTCAAAGAGTTCTTCCATTTTTTGTTGAAGAACTCTTTGTTGCAATTCTTCCATATCTTCATCTGTGAATCTTATCACAAGTAATGGATCTCCTGCTTTAACGTCATTTAACTCTGGATGTTTTACTTTTGGATTTTTTGAGTATCCATGATGAGCATTCATAATCATCCAACCCTGAACAAACATCGATAATGTAATTATCAAAAGAATAAACCAGGGAACTAAAAAAATTAGTTCAAAGTGATTTTGAGCCATGGTAGTAGAGGTGGAATAACACCCACTAGTCGGAGGAGTCCTTCAGCAAATAAAGCAAGAACCACCCAACCGACGCACATGCTAATTATAGAAGCATTACGGTTGTGTCGTCGTATTGCTGCATCAATCATCTCCTGAACTTCAGAGCGTGTGATAAACTCTTCATGTTCTTCCATCATTTCTTATCTCCAAGAAATTCAGCAAGAGGATCTTTTTTGGTTTTAACAATTTCTACTGCTCTTTTATAGAACATATTATCAATGTTACCAGATTCCTCAAATGTTGCTTTGATCTTCACCCAATTATCATAGGTGTGTTGATCCATTTTTTTTGATTCGTAGTACTACTATATAATAGTTACGGAACTTTCATCGTCAACAATTTGTGTTCATTCGGTAACAGTGATTAAAAAAATATTAAATTTTTACCGTACTTCAAAATCAAGTTTTCTAACTTTGCGTTGGCGCCTTTCCTCTTGCCACATAATATCTTGCGATGTCAAAACGTTCGTTTTTTGACTTTGCTTTAATGAATTAAGCATTACAATTTGAGATAAATCGATTGCAGAAATTTTATCTCCACGAATAGTTGCCATATTGGGACAACCACAAGTAATCGTTTTTGTTGGATGTCCCTCTAATTCCTTACCACAGGAACGACATCTGATTTTTAAATTTTCCATAATCCCAATTATTCTTCTGGTGTTTCTTCAGTTTCCTCAACTTCTAAGTTTTCTTTTATAATTTCTTCCACTTCTAGTTCTGGTTTCATAGTTTCTTCTTCTACTTTTTTCATTCCAGTATCTGAAAATGAACGAAGCATCCAAACAAACTTACCGTGAGACTCCATCAAATCTTGAACTAGATTTGCTGTAGCATATGACTTTTGAGTTTCTGATTCTTCCGATATTTTACTCATCATATCACAAAAATCAATATTTGATTGAAGAAGATCTGAAATCATATCTTCAGCATTCGCGGAACTTGATGCTTCTTTAATTTTAGATACCTCAAGAACACGATTTAAACTACTCAAAGGTTTTACATTCAAGTATCTCATATGTTCCGAAAGACGATCAATCTCTTCAAAGATAGTCTCATATTGACCACCAAAAAGAGTATGGAGTTGTTGAAAATCTTTTCCAACAACGTTCCAGTGATAGACCCAAGTTTTATGAAATAGAACAAAAAGTGATGCTTGAGCATCACTTAAGAGTTTAAACAGTTTTTCCATTATACTCTTTTTCTAAGTATTTATCAAATGGGAGCAGAGGGATTTGAACCCCCGACATTCTGCGTGTAAAGCAGACGCTACTACCTCTGAGCTATGCTCCCTGGATGAGATCGTGACGTGATCTCGCTCATAGAGCATACGGAATAGTTACGCTACTCACACGGAACCTTTTGCGAAAAGATACAAAACTCTAATTTAATGTGTGGGTGATGATAATATCTCACACCCTTTGGAAATCTGTCGATTTCCAAGAGCGGACAATCGGACTCGAACCGACGACATCTAACTTGGAAGGATAGCGTTCTACCACTGAACTATGTCCGCATTTGTGATGGCATAAGTGTGATACATCTCATAAGGATATAACAGGGACTTATGCTCCATCTTTTTATATAGTAACAAACTTTTGAGAGTTTGTCAATACCCGAAACAGGACTTGAACCTGTAAGCCGTCGTAGGGCGATAGGACCTAAACCTATTGCGTTTACCAATTCCGCCATTCGGGCGAGTGGAGAATATGCCAGAGAACAAATGCTTTGATGAAAGTTGTTTATAACCCACTAGTGGGAAATAATGGATTTGAACCACCAACCTCCGCGTTATCAGCACGTTGCTCTACCGTTGAGCTAATCTCCCAAATGTTGGGTAAAATACCCAACTCACTTCCTTCACACGGACTTGAGAAGTATAAGACATAATGAGTATTATGTCAAGAGCCCCCGACAAGACTTGAACTTGCGACATCGGCTTTACAAAAGCCGCGCTCTACCATCTGAGCTACAAGGGCGAAACAGGGGAGGCCATCCCCCTGACCTAGAAATATTCTAGGTTTTAGTTGGAAGGAGTGCTCTTGAGGTTATCGCAGGATCACTTCCAACTCCCCCACCTGGACTCGAACCAGGAACCCCAGAGTTAACAGCTCCGTGCTCTGCCAATTGAGCTATAAGGGAATGGTGGTAGGAGGGATTTCTATGTGCGGACAGAATCACCTTTCACATCATCCAGTATAAACCAGCGAGAGGTGTTGCACTTCCTACATTTGATGGAGTAAGTGTAATATATCTCATAAGGATATAACAGAGACTTACCCTCTATCAGTTTATATATGGAGAATAAATCTCCAAGTCGGGATGATAGGATTTGAACCTACGGCCACTCGCTCCCAAAGCGAGTGCTCTACCAAACTGAGCTACATCCCGTGGCGGAAGGGGTCGGATTCGAACCCACGGTAGACTTGCACCTACGGCAGTTTTCAAGACTGCTGCCTTAAACCACTCGGCCACCCTTCCATTTTATTATATAGAAGACTTTTTTATAAAAAGTCAAGCGTCTCAGGTTGGACTCGAACCAACGACCGACCGCTTAGAAGGCGGTTGCTCTATTCCACTGAGCTACTGAGACAAGATAAACAATTATAAGAAATAGATCTCATAATTGCCTAGTAGGGACGGGGGGACTTGAACCCCCACGGGCGTTATGCCCAACAGATTTTAAGTCTGGTGTGTCTACCACTTCCACCACATCCCCGTGGTATGAGACCATCATAACTCAAAAAGTCCTGATGGTCAAGTGCTCGATGAGGGGATCGAACCCACCTGTATCCGATTATGAGTCGGGTGCTTTCACCAGATAGCTAATCGAGCTGGTAGGACTGCTGAGACTTGAACTCAGTTCACACCGTTATAAGCAGTGGGCCTTAACCCATAGGCGACAGTCCCATAAAAACCTCCCTGTTTGTGCATCTATGAGAGGCATGGGAGGGTCGGGTCTTATGCGAGGTTTGGACCCCCGCTGCCCATGAGAGTATTATATTACTCTGCTCATCACTTGTCAAGGGGTTAAACCTTAAGATATTTTAAAGTCTAGAAGCTTTAATATAGCTTCTCTTCAACCCGAACAAAGGTAGTCTAGATGCTTTAAGATCTAATGTCAAGGGCTCTCAATACCTTACCAAGACTTCCTTTCATCAAAACCCCACTCTAAACCTCCCCAGAGACGCTCTAAGGGCACTCTAAGACCTCATATGAAGTAAGAGACCTTTTGGGTGGAACATCGCCCTTGTTGGCGAAAACAAGCATAAAAAAGAGGAGTAATTTTACTCCTCTCAATTAATACTTAATAATGATAAGATTAATTAATTTTCTTCAGTTTCTTCAACCTCTTCAGAAACTTCTGGTTCTGGTAAAGTTACCCCAGTCTGTTGAAGATACTCGATTGCACCTTGAACTTTTAAAAAGAGTTCTCTTTTAGCAGTTGCCTGTCCTTGAAGAGATTCAAGTTCTTGAGCAAGAGATTGCCTCTGTTGAAGGAGGTTATTAAGATGTTCTTGTTGTTCAGTCATATTTTTTTATCGATAAAAATAAACATAAAAAAAAGAGGAAAGATTCCTCTTTAATATTATATCTATATTAGTTTTTTTTCAAACTTCCACAGTAATCATCCTATTAGCATAATCATAGGCATAATGTGTACGAGCACCATGAATTCCCCACCCAATCCAACTGTAGGCATAGTTCATATACCTATCAATAGATTTTCCAGGGACTTTCATTCTATCCACAATATTCTTCCACTGTGGTTCGGTTACAATATACTGCAATTGAGTATCGAGTGCTGAAGGATTACCTCCAACTTTTTTAGCAAAGGAACCCAAACCATAATAACGGTCAGAGGAAGTAAACTGAATTAAACCATAACCTCTTCCACAACTATGATATGCGGTCCTATGACCACCTTCACAGATATTAGGCACGAACATAGATTCCTGCTTAATATTGCCCATAATGGTGGCAAGGGCGTTTTTATCTTTAATTCCGATAGATTGAAAATATGCCAGAGCGGCATTTTCATTCTCATTACACCCTTTACAAATTAGCCTTTTTTCTTTTGGCTTATCGGGAGCAACCTCTAGGATCGCTGTCTTCTCTGGTTCAAACTCCTTAATAATAGAATAAGAAGGAGCAATAGCAGATGATGGCAGTGTTGCCGAAATGGTTGTAACCGATGCCAGAAGAGGCAGGGCTACAGTAAAGACGTTTAGCATTAATTTTACGTTGAACTCTACATCCGTATAGAGAAAGGGGTACACCTTCTTTTCAAAAGGCAATCTCCACGGCTCTAAATCAAAGTCAAAGACTCATAATAAAAAACCCTGCTCATAACAGGGATTTTAGCATTATAAGTTTTTATTTAGGATTTGTCAATCCATACGTTCCAAAGAAACAATTTCAAGTTCATCGCCTTCAGGCTCAATCCACTCATAGAACTCTGCAAGAATAGCGCGAGCATCCTCTTTATCAATACCCATATCTGCTGCACGGTCAAGAGACCATTCCCTCACATGAGCGACGATATCTTCAGTCGTTGTTTCCATAGTAATCTTTTCGGAAGTACCTGTTGAGGATTTGTGAATTATAATACCTTGGGGTTCCGTTGTCAAGTCCCTCTGTGAGGACATTGTGGGCAAATAACTGTCGGGTTTCCTCAAAGTTTGTTTTGCCCTTTGTTTTATGTAATGATAAGATAGTTCTACTAAAATTTTCTCTGCCAAATTTGTCAATGTCTTCTTTAAGTTCCGGACAAGACCCATAGTATTCCTTCCAATTAGATTCTGATTTTACCCTTCTACTTTTACCTTTTGGAGTTCTGAATTGCCAAAGGTATTTTCTTCCAATATATTTCCTACCATTCAGTTTATTTTCTATCAAATAAACAAATCCATAATGGTCATCAATATTATCACTAGTAAAAGGACTTCCATTATAAATCCAAGGGTTTTCGTAGTCAATATCTGTATTCATCAATTATATCAAGGACTTCATTCAGATATTTATGAGCAAGTCCTTTCATATCCATATCGTGCCTAATATGTTCATTATACAAATTATTTTTTAATTTCAAAACACGAATCTTAAGTTCTTCTTTCGTTATTTGATTTTTAGACATAAAAAAGAGGAGGTTATTCCTCCTCTATGTAGTCATTTGTACCTAACCATTCCTTACAAAAGTCATAATCTCCAAACATAAACTCATCGCATTCTGCCGCTTCTTGATAAGCGTTCAGAATTGCTTGTTCACACCATTCATCATAGTTTGAATCCTGAGAAAGTATTTTTGGTAACATCTTGTTTGATACCTCCTATTAAATATTGCTCAATTTCCACTTCTTGAGGTGCGTTTTGAAGTCCTTTTGAATTCAACCAATGAGAAGTCCAGGGAAGTGGATTATTATTTGCCGAAATATCATACTGAGGTTTTAGACCAATTGCTTTCAATCTACGATTAGCAATCCATTCAACATATTGCTGAAGAAGTTTATCGTTAAGTCCAATCATGCTACCATCTTTGAACAGATAATCTGCCCACTTCTTTTCTTCGTTTACCGCACGATCAAACATCTTGTAGACCCATTCTTCTTCTTCTTTTGCAATCTGCTTCATTTCAGGATCATCACCTTCTTTCCACTTATTCAAAATATTTTGAGTAATTGCTAAATGTTGATTTTCATCTCTTGCAATAAGAGAAATAATCTTTGCTGATCCTTCCATAAGCTTAAGTTCACCAAAGGCGAAACTACAAGCAAAACTAACGTAGAAGCGAATACCTTCAAGAATGTTAACGTTTGCGACTGCTCTGTACAGTTTTCGTTTGACATCATTGAGTGTTTCCTTTGCGTTTGTTACTCCTTCAAGTCTGTACATCCAATCATTAGATGTACCATAACTTTGTGCCGATTGAATAAAGTCATCATATGACTCTGTGACGCTTCTAGCACGTTCTAGAATACGTTCGTCGCCAATGATAGTATCAAAAACTTCAGAAGGGTCCGAATAAACGTTCTTAATGATATAAGTATATGAAC